CTTGGAGATTTCGATACCAACGGGAACTTACTTGTCCACGGTTATATTGGGATGTCCAACAGAACCAACCAACTGACCATATCCCCGACGAACACGCTGTTGCTGGACGGCGTGCCGATAGTCACAGGCGGGACAACCGTGACAAACACAATCATCAACTCCACAACGATCAACTCCACAACGATCAATTCCACGACTAACATTTTCAACACGGCCAAGGGAGGGCATCTGACGATCACGAACTACGTCCTGTTTCCCTGGACGACGCTGGCTTACAGCGGCTCCAACGTGACGGTCAACCTTACCAATTCGATGTTCAAGCTAACGTTGACCAATGACGCTTTCTTCGTCGCCCCAACTGGACTTCCTGGGACGAACCTCGCGCAGACCATCCAGGTGCATCTGCTCCAGGACGGCACCGGCGGACGCACGGTGACGTTGACCAACTCTGCGTGGCTCATGGCCGGGGCGGGTGCCAGCACGAATGCAGTGCCCACGATCACGACGAATGCAAACGCGGTGACCATCCTCACCTTTGTCTCATCGCCCTTCGACGCAAACAAACTCTATGGAGTCCCGAGTCCATTCACGCCGTAAGTTCATTCGCAACGCGGCAACTGGGTTGCTGGTGCCCACGCTCATGTCGAGCGTAGTGCGTGGGACGGTTCCGTTGCCGATTGGATTTTGGAAACCAGTTGCTTCTGGCGCTGGTGGAATAAACCCAAACAGCTTTTCGAACCTGGGAGCGTGGTGGAAAGCGGATGCAATCGGAGGCTTGGCGAACAACGACCCGGTTAGCACTTGGAACGATAGCAATGGATCGAATCACTTGAGCGGCTCTGGAGCGACCCGTCCACTTTGGCTCTCGAACGCTTCTGGCGGCATGCCGGGTGTGAAGTTCGACGGCGGCAATGACGAGCTGTCGATGGCCAGCCTGTTGACTCTGACTTCGGGTGGTGGTTGGACCATCATCACGGTGTTCATCGCAAACGGTGGTGGGATGCAGTTTGGTAGTTCCCTCACATCCAACTATTGGTTTTGGACTTACCCAACATTAGTTTTGAACAATGCAGGCGGCAATCCTGCGTCCAGTGCTTTTTCCACATCGAGCGCCAATCTCCTTGTAGCAACGGTGCGCGGCAGCACTACCTTCCGTGAGAACAAAACCGCGATAAGCTCTACTGGCGTAGCAAGCGGTTTCGACTACAACTTCAACCGAATGGGTCGATGGAGTGGTGGAACGGCGTGGGGGGCCGAGACCTTTTGCGAAATTATAATTTACAACAGGTCACTGGCCGACGCGGAGTGTGACTCTTTGTATGACGGCTACCTTAAGCCCAAATACGCTGTCCTTCCATGAAGCGGACCATCAAATCACTGGGACTATTGTGGCTGATAATCGTCGGCGCGGTCGCGGCGGCGTGGGTGTGGGCGCTGATGCACGGAGGCTTTAACCTGTGACCGCTGAAACGAAACCTTCCTGGCTTGGAACGTTTCTCTGCCGGCTTGGCTTGCACTCGTGGGTGAAACGGGACAACGACATGCGCGAGTGCACCCGCTGTAAACGGCAAGAGCGACGGCGATGGATGTATTGAAAAGCGGACGAGAGGGTCCGCGTTATGGATCACGGCTGTCTCTCTCGCCCGCCAAACCCCAGAAAGAGGACGCGGCTCAAAACAACTTGACCGCATCCGAATCTTTGGAGGAGCAGTCTCCACGCCAGCGTTGGAACGCTCTGGAATTTCCGTAATCGTTGGTTGCACCTGCCTGATTCGTCGCCAAACTTGTCCGCATGGCCGACACCGACCATAACCTATCACCGCCTCGGCCCAAAGGCTGGACGGCCCTGTTCAAGAAAGCGGGTGAGACCAGCTTTTATCGGAAGACGATGGCGTATCGGCCGGCGCTACTTCGTGGCGGTCTTGGCATTGCCATTGCCGTGCTGACTTGGGAGATAGCGCATCCCGGCGATTGGAAAGGCTCCACGCTGTCGGGGCTTATCGCTTGGCGCTTGTTCATCGACAGCAGCATGGGTCAAGCGAGAGAGGAAGCTAAAAAGGTTTTATGAAACTGAAGTGCTTACTGATTGAGGACAACGAGGATGATGCCCTCGTTGTGGAACTGAAATTGCGCGAAAGAGATGTGGCGACGGTTAAGTGGTGTGCGGACAGAAAATCTTTCGAGAAAGAACTGAAAACCCCATATGACGCGATCCTGGTCGATTTCCGGCTGCGCGACATGACCGGCCAAGAAGCCATTCGCCTCGCGCGCAATACTGCCCCTTTCACGCCTGTAATCATTGTCAGCGGCTCAATCAATGACCTGGACGCGAGCGTGGCCCTGCAACTTGGAGCGGCAGATTATGTGCTAAAAGGCAACTCAATGGAACGGCTGCCAAACTCAATCCTGAAAGCGGTCGAGAACGCTGCTCTAAAGCGCGAAAATGAAGAACGGAAACAGAAGGAAAGTCACACCGAGCGTCTTGAGCTTTTGGGCGAGCTTGTGGTTGGCCTGAGTCACGATCTTCGAAACGTGCTCTCCGTTATTTTGGCTGGGGTGGAAATCGTTCGGCCTAAAATCCGACCTGATGACGAACGCATTTTGGATGTTGTCACAAGTAGCGTGCGCCGGGCCGAACAGATGTTGGCTCAAATGCTGGCCTTTGGACGCGGCGATACAGGTGAACTCAACAAAGTCAGCACGGAATATGTAGTTGGTGAAATTGCGTCCCTGCTGCGCGCGGGGACTTTCCCGAACAACATCCGAGTCCAAGTCAGGACGGCAATCGGCACGGCACAAATCCGGTGTGATGAATCTCAACTCAACAGGGCGCTCTGGAATTTATGCCTCAATGCTAAAGAGGCGATGATGCCGGCTGGAGGTCAATTAACCGTATCAGCCCAAAATGTACAACTGCATAATCCAGAAGGTGAATACGTTTCCATATCTATAAAAGATTCAGGGAAAGGGATTCCAAAAGAGGCAATACATAGGCTCTTTGAACCCTTCTTCACAACACGAAGCGGTGAAGGTGGGACTGGACTTGGATTGGCGATGACAAAGCAAATCATCTCGGCACACGGCGGTAAAATTGGAGTCACGAGCGATGATAAAGGAACTGAGTTCACCGTATTTTTACCTGTTGCCAGTGAGGGAAAGAACAGCGTTGCACAGTTTGACGGGAAAGGCAGGACAATCCTTTTAGTTGAGGACGAAGAATTTCTTCGTGCATGGGGAAAGCTCCGCTTGGAGAACGCCGGTTACAAGGTATTGGACGCAGCCAATGGCGCCAGCGCGATGAATTTGTTCATCACACACCTTGATGAAGTCGATGTTCTGGTGACGGATTTGAACCTTCCAGAGATGCAAGGCAATCAACTCGCGAAAACACTGCGCGAGTTGAAAAGCGAATTGAAGATCGTGTATGTCACTGGCTTGGATTCACTCAAGATTTATGAGCCGGTGCCATCGGCGATTTTGTCAAAACCGTTCCCATCAATAAAGCTCCTGGAAGTGTTGAGGGACGTGTTGTCTACCAGATGATAACTGTGCGTCTGCTGCGATCTTATCGAATGCCGAACAAACCGCAAGCAAAGATTGGCCCCGCCGAACGCGACCGGCTGGTCAACGAGGCCATGAGGATCACGCAGAGCCGCGAGGACCTGCTGCGGCGCAATGACGAGTTGTTGACGAAGCTGATGCGGGGACCGAGGTATAAGTCGAGAAAGAGCAAAAGCAAATGAGCGAAACTGAAGTCAGAGCATTGAGGAATCGCGTGTTCGACCAGCGAATCAGCGATAATGAATGGAACAATTGCCGCCACAACTGGATGAACCCGTCAGAGGTTGAATGGTTAAAGGCGCACGATTTCCCGGTTGAATTAGCCGGACACCCGATGCAACCTTGAGCTATGAAGAACTTGTTTCACCCGATATTCGTGGCGGGTTACACCCTGGTCATTTGCATTGCTCTGTTCGTCGGCTGCGGCGGGTGCGCGGCGGGACGTGGCACCTATTCACCGCCAACCGGAACCAACACAGCGGGAGTTTATTCGCCGGACTTGCCAAGTAGCACTTTGGTCGTGACGGTCGAGGGCGTGCGCGAAACGGCGCTTGGCATCTTTGACGTTGTGATGAAAACGGAGGCAGATAACCGGGAGACACTTGCCGCTATAAGTCCAGGATTTCACGAGTTTGCTGAACGGATTCGACGTGATGGACCTAAAATCTTGGATACGCTTACGGCAAGCAAAGTCGCCTTTCAGAAATCACGAAGCGAAGCAGATGCAACGGCGCTGAAAAATTCGTTAGCGGTTGTTCAGTCTTTGATGAGTGAATCCGTTAAATATCTGGCAGAAGCCACGACACGAAAGGCACCATGAACGCAGCCGCAATAATCGCAGCAGCTTTGACCATTGTGGAGGAACTGACTAAACTCATTCCACAATGGATCGCGAGTGCAAAGGCTAAAGGTGAACTCACTGAAGCTGAAGAACAGAATTTCCAGCGCCGCCAAGCCACTGTATTCGCGCAACCTTACGCGCAGCCTGACGCGACGAAGCCTGACGTGTGAAACGAAAGCTGGCACCTGAAGCGTTGTTTTCGACTCAACTCGAAAGAGATGACCGTCGGAACGATTGCTACTGGGATGAGGCGGTCGAGCGCATACGCAGGTTTGACCCAGACGGCGAGCAAGAGCATTGTTGAAAGAATTGCAACTGAAGCCGCCGCCCAGAGCAGCGGCATAAATTTGCATCAGCGTTTTGTGGTCGTTACAGGCACGGCACGGCTTGAAGGTAGCCGTGATTTACTCACGGTGATTCACCCGCGCAAGGTTCCCCGGCAACCAAAATGGCCGGGCGGTCCATCGGACGGCGGACGATGGCGCTGATGCAATTCCTTTTCCGCGCGCGGGCTGGGTTATCGGGCGGTTCCTGTGCGGAGCCGGTGAGCAACCGTTTCGTTTTCGCTCGCCGGCTTCAACGGCTAACGGACTTACGACACCGCCTGTCCGGCGCCCTTGTGGGCAAACCGCGCGCGGGATTTACTCCAATCGCTTCGCCATCTCAGCTTCCTTGAGCGCCAGGACTCGCTTCAGGTCCGGTGACAAGTCCGTCTTCGGCGCAAGTGGGTAACAGGCCGTTCTTGATGCCCCAGGTCGCAACCAAGTTCGTCTCGATAGAACGCGACGTATGCGCATTCTGCCGCCTGCCATTCCGAGTCCAACACCTCGTCGATGATTTCAAGAATCGGTTCAAGCTCTTGCGAGAGCAGAGAACGAATCCAATGCGACCTGTGACATTTCTCGCGTTTACTATCCCAAACATGGTGTTGCCAACGAGTTTTCGGATCGTTCGATTTTCCGATGTAACGGATTTCGCGAGTGCGCGGATCAACCAGCGCGTAGATAAAAGTTGTCGTGGCGTCCTTTTGCGGGATAGGTTCTCTGGCAGACATGCGTTGGTCTTTCAGGTTTCAACGTTTTGTTAGCGGCGGATGCCGGAGTCGCGTCCGGTATCCGTCGCGATTGTCTCAACTTCCTAAATCGACGCAAGAAAAATGGCACTTGATCAAGATGGCAGGTGGTATCCCGAGCTGGCCCCAAAACAAGCCGCCGTATTTAACTCGTATTACAAGTACATTTTATGTAGCGGCCCAGTGCGGTCGGGAAAACCCTAGCGTGTTTGCACCGCCTGCTCAGGCACGCATTTGAAATTCCCCAGGCGCGGATCGGCATTTTTGCGAAGACCGTGAAATCAGCTTTCGCTGGCGGCGTCTGGTCTGACCTGATCGAAATCGTTCTTCCAACTTGGTTAAGCGCCAACATGGGGATGCGGATTACTATGGGTCCTAAGGTGGACGGCTCAACTCGCTTGCACCATCTCAAGGTCAGCAACATGCACGGCGGGGAATCTGAGATACAACTGCGCTCGCTGGACTACGATTTAGACATCACTGCCGCGATCAAGTCCGCGCGTTTTTCGATGTTCTACTTCAGCGAATTGTCAAATTTCCAAAACCGAATCGTCTTCACTGACACAACCGAGCGTCTCCGGATGCCGCATCTTCCTGAGAGCGCCCATTGCTGGCTCGCGGACACAAACCCCGCGGATGAAGGAGAAAACCACTTTGCCTATCAGCTTTTCTATAAAGAGCGACTTGCGGAAAATCACCCTTACCCCGACGTCCAAGCCAAATTTCAGTGCATAGAATTTTCACTTGCGGACAACATCTGGATGACCGAATCAGAACGCAACGAAATCTTCGCCCGCTACGCGCACGACGAAGACCGGAAGCAACGGTACTGCTATGGGAAGTGGACCACGAGCACCGAGAAGGGCTTGTTCAGCGACGTGTTCATGGCTGACACGCACGTTTTGGGCAGCACCAATCCGTTTGATGAATCCGAGTGGGAGTTGCTGCTGCCAAGCGAACACTGCTCGAACATCATCACGGGCTGGGACCCTGGATCGAAGAATCACTCGACGCACATCTTCGAGAAAGTGACCGATGAAGAGAAGGGTAGCGTCTTCCACATTCTTGACGAAGTGGTGTCGCTGAACACTATGCTCAGCATCGAGGATTTCACCTACCTGGTCGTGGAGCGATTGGATTTCTGGACTGAGTACATCCGCGAGCACTGCCACAAAAAAGGCATCGAGGAACGGCACTGGTCTGACCTGAGCGCGTTCAACCAGTTCAGAGGCGCGCTGGGAAACTTCGACCACACAGTCGTCGCGATAGCCTCCGAAGGGCGAATCATGCTACAGGCGAGTCCGCGGGGAAGCGGTCGGAGCACGATCTACAAACGGGTTGACCTGCTCAGGCGGCTGCTGTTCCAGAACCGGCTGTTCATCTCGGCAAGGTGCGTGCAGACGATCAAAATGATCGGGTCGCTGAAGGCTGGAAAGACCAAGGACGTGCCTGTTGAACGAAGCGAGATGGGGCACGTCTTCGATTCGTTGACGTATGGGCTGGCTGGAGAAGCCGTCACGGAGTTAGCGGACAATTGGTCGCCTCGCGTGGATCGGGCTGGAAGCGGGATCGTCTCGGTTAGAATGTAATTGACGCCCATCGTGAACGGTAGGACGTTCGCGGCATGGCCGATCTTGGCTACACCGACAAAGAATCGCCGATGACGTTGCCAGCGGAGGGCAAGGCAGAGAAGACGACGCGGTATCCCGATCTGACGTTGCGCGACGGGAATGTTGCGAAGGTCAAAGGCGAACACCGGGAATGCGAACTCGACGAAGAGTACACTGCAACGGTTCGTCTCCGGGTCAAAGGCATGTCATCCGATGAATTCGGCTCTCGTCTGGAATTCGACGTTCTGAGCATGGACGACTTCGCGCCGGCGGACGGTGGGGCTGACGACGATGGTGACGATGCCGAAGAGGAACCCGCCGAAGAAGCTCCGAAGAAAGCCCCGAAGGCTCTCAGGTACTCCTGATGCGAGGTCAACGCATTCTGGCCAAAATCCAGCGGCAGGACAAGGGCGCGAAGCCGGGTTACACCTACTCCTTCGTCATCGCGGGAAAGAATTTCAGGCTCAAAAGCAGCGCCAACGGGACGGTGTACAGCCTGTGTGACGTGGTTCAAACCATGCCGCAAACGATTGATTGCCACGGAATCGCGAGGCCGGTAATTTGCGTGCTGAAGCTCTATGCAAAAGTACCTGAGCGCGATCTCAAGAAGCAGCGTGACGAACGGCGTTACCAGCAGTTGCTCGGTGGCAAGCTGATGCTGAACAATGATTGATGACCGATTCAAGCGGTATCGAATTAAGCACAGGGACCGAATTTTAGCGCGGAGGAGACTCCGGTACGCGAGGCGTGGGCAGTCCGAAAAGGAAAGAGAGAGGGCTTACAGAAATGTGTACGGCAGAACTTATAGATCGGAGAACAAGAAAAAGATTCAGGCGTACCAAGAAGTTTACAGGCCGGCACACAAGGAGAAGCACGCCAAGCACAGTAAGCGATGGTATCAGGAGAACAAAGAGCAAATGTTGGCAAAGTGCAAAGCGAGGTACGATGCTCTGTCTCCGGAGGAAAAGCTCAAGAGGTCCAGGCAATGCAGATTACAAAATATCGAAAACAGCAGGAGGTTGGCGCGCGCATATTATGAGAGAAGCAAGGATACAAGGGTAACGTGGTCCAAGCTGAATCCTGAAAAGCGCCGGGAGGTCGCGCGAAATTACGCTCGCAGAAATCTTGCCACTCCAAAGGGCCGTCTGAATGGACGCATGTCAACAGCCATTCGCAGGGCATTAAAACATGGCAAGAATGGCAAGCGGTGGGAAGAATTGGTGGGTTACACAGTCCAAGACTTGCGGCGGCACATTGAGGTTAATTTCAAACCCGGAATGAATTGGAAGCGATTTCTAAACGGAGAAATCCACATCGACCATGTAATCCCAAAATCGAAATTTTCCTACGCCAATCACACTGATCCGCAATTTCGGCAATGCTGGGCTTTGGAAAACTTAGACCCGAAGTGGGCGCGGCCAAACCTGAGAAAAAGCGCCAAACTTCTCAAACCGGAACAAATCCCGTTGGGCATATGATTGACCCAGATGTGCTAGAATCCCACGGCGTAACCGTCGAAGCCTTAAAATCGAAATTCACGCAGGACGAATCGGCGTTGGCCAAGGACGAAAAGACCAAGTCGCTGATCAACCTGATCAAATCCAGGATTGGCGAAGGCATCAGCAAAAATTTGCGCGAGTCATCCCATTGGGTCGCCATTGACGCTGCTTTCGACGCCCCGTTCCGACAGATCAGTCCCACACTGGCGAGATCGCTGCTCTCCACAAAGATGGACGATGCCGGAGTGCTGAAGGCGTCCCAGGACTGGGGTTTGACCCATCTCATCAGCGAACAAACCGACGCGCACGGGAAGGTGACGAAGACGATCGACCTGCCGGCGTTCTTCGAGGTGACGGTTCCGGTGGCCAAGGCGTATGCGATCATTCGCAGCGCCACGATCTTCAATCAGCGGAATGTGTATCCCACGTTCAAGTTCGAGCCGGCCCGCCTGACGCTGAAGAACAAGACCCGGTGCGAAATCATCACCGACCGAGTTCAGGGGATGACCAGTCAGTATGGGTACGTCTCGATCATGCGGCAGGCGATCCTGAACAAGATGATCTACGGCACCTGCCTGATGTTCCCGGCCGAATGCTGGCACACCGAGAAGCAAATCCACGAAGACAAGGACGGCAACGAGGAAACCAAAGTCGTCAAGGAAGGGCTTCGTTACAATCTGCCGCACATGTCCCGGGTCGCATGGGATCTCAATTACCGGCTCGGCACATTCAACACCGACACCGGTTGTTCCTGGGCGTTCTATTGGCAAGTCCAGCGCTACGGCGACGTGAAGGACAACGACGCTTATTGGAACACGGACAAGATCACTTACGGCACGGATTGGATGACGCACAGCCCGACGTTCTTCTCGACGCTTTACCCGTGCGTCTGCAAGTTCCCGAATCAAGCGAACCGCGCGCCGAATGCACCGAGCGGTAACACCGGCAATGCGCCGACCGCTGGGGCCGGGGCGATGGACCGGGAATCGGCTGCCGGCTTCTATGCCGCCGAAGAGACCGACAAAGCCGTGACGTTGACTCAGCTTTTCATGAAGCTGAAGCCCAAGAAATACGGCTGGGGCGATTATCCGCATCCGGTCTGGTTCAGGTTCATCGTTGTCAACGAATCCACGGTCATCTATGCCGAGCCGCTGGCGTACTGCCCGGTGATTTACCGGGGGTACGACGCGCATGAAGAGCGTGAATTGAATTCGTCCCTTGTCCTCGAAGCTCTGCCGTTCCAGGATCACATCGGCAACCTGATCTCCCAGCAAATCCTTACCATCAAACAGAACCTGATCGCCGCGGCCTTCGTCAACGAGGACGCTGTCGGCAAGGGCACGATGGACAAGCTCAAGAACCTTGGCCAAAAGCTCTACGTCGAGATGAGCTTCATTCCGTTCTCGGCCAAGTCCGCGGCGTTCGCCGGCAAGGACATCAAGGAAGCGTTCATCCCGGTAAGCTTCCCGCGCCTGGACACGACGGCGATTCTGAACGGCATCCGGACGCTCCTGGACATGATGGAACGCATCCTGGTCATGTCCTCGCAGGAAATCGGCGCGGCGGCGGCGCACGAACAGACTGCCGAGGAAACGCGCGTCATCCAGAGTTCAACATCCAACCGGCTGAACTTCACCGCGTCCTACGACGATGACGCGGACCTAGCTTGGAAGAAGCAGCTCTACGATGCGCTCATGGCGTATGGCGAGGATGAGATGTACGCCCAGATTGAAACGGTCGTCGCTGAGGACGTGAAGAAGACCCTGGAAGATTTGGGGTTCACGGTCGAAGAGGAAGGTGACGCGGGGAAGAACACGAAGACTCTGGTGAAAGGGAGCAAGACCGCGCTGCTTTACGAATCATTCGCCAGCACTCGGGATTCCGGGGACCGCATCAATAACGTGGCGATTGCCAATGCGATGGTGCAACTCCTTCAGGTGGTCCTGACCAACCCCCCGATGTTTGCGGCGATTGGACCCGCGCAGGCGATCAAGATGATCAATTCCATCGCGGACTTCTCAGGTTTTTACAAAGATGCCTTCAAGCTGGAAGTCGTCCCGCACGAGAATCCGGAGGAACAGAACGCGCGGGCGCAGGAGGAAGTCGGCGGGATGCTGGCGCAGTTGAAGCAGGTGCTTGAGAAAGAAATGCAGCAGACTGTAGGCGCGGCAACGCAGCCGTTGGCTGCCGCTTTGCAACAGGTGATGCAGCAGATTCAAGGCATCGGCCAAGCAACGCAGCAGCTCGGTGAAGCCGCCAAACAAAGCGGAGCTGCCATTCCGCAGCTTGCTCAGCAGATGGCCGCGATGCAGGAAGGCGTTCAGAAAGCAATCGCTGGAATTGGCCAACACGATGCACAACAAGACGAAGCCATCGGAAAACTCATGCAGATTTTGCAGGTCGCTGCCGGCGGTGTCCCGCAACCCCAACCAGTCGCTCAACCAATGGTTCCAGCATGAGACGCCACCTGGCCTATCTCAGATACGTGTGCCTTCACAAACGGTACGTCGGCCTGGCTTGTTTGCGCTACGGCCTATGGTGGCGCGCGATCAAGCATGATTGGCAGAAGTTCTTGGCGCGAGAGTGGTTCCCATACGCCCAATCGTTCTACAACGAGGATGGCAGCAGGCGGGACTGGAAGACGCGTGATTCTGTCGAGACCAATCAATTCGATGACGCATGGAATCATCATCAGAAATCCTGCGATCACCACTGGCAGCATTGGCTTCTTGTGACCGACTCGGATGAACCGCGCCACAGACCGCTCATGATGCCGGTCATTTGCATCAAGGAGATGGTCGCTGATTGGGTCGGTGCTGGCCGAGCCATCACGGGCAAGATTGAAGTCTGCGATTGGTATGCGAAGAACAAGGACAAGATATTGTTGCATCCGTCCAACCGGCTGATTGTGGAAGATTTGCTGAAAGATTGGGAACCGCAATCCGGCGTTAAACCGCTCGTGACCGCATGACGCATCCCGCCTACAGTTGTGACGAATGCAGTCAAAAGCATGACGGTGATCCTCCCGTCGTGCTGCATGGCAATTGGAGTTCGGCTCATGGCGGAATCCTTCTTCCACGTCGTGAATACCATTTTGACCGCCAGGAATGCCTTATGCGTTGGCTTGAACGCGCCAAATTGAACGTTCCAAGAACATGAACCTCGTAGAACTCGAACCCGCCCGCGTAAACGCCATCGTCCAATGGTGGCTCAAACCAGAAGCCGGCGACCTGCTCGCCTGCCTTGAGAAGCGGGCGAAGATGGCAATGGTGGAATCCATCGAACTCCGGACCAAGGCCAAGGCCGACAACGACAATCCGAACTATGCCGCCGCCGCCGAGGAAAAGCTTGGCGAGGCAGCCGAGTTTGAGACCACTGTGAAGGTGTTAAAAGCGTTTTTCCCCGACGGCCCATTCATAAACCGAATCGAACTTTGATATGCCAGAAGTAGCTGCCCCTCCCGCAAACGCCCCCGTTCAAGACCTAGGAAAAACCCCTACCCTGCTCGAATCCCTCGCCGGCCAGATGGACATGAGCGACGCGCCGGTGATCAAAGGCCGCGAACTGCCGCCGATTGCGGAGGATGACGGGAAGAAGCCGGAGAAAAAGGAGAAGGCGGAAGAACCTCCGAAGCCCGAAGAGAAGCCGGAGGAAAAGAAGACACGCGAGGAACGCGAAGCTGCCGAACAGGAAGCGTTCAAGAAAGCCGGAGAAGGCATTGCCGAGAAGCTGTTCAAGAAACGCGGCGGGCCTCCAAAGAAGGATGAGGCGGGGGAAAAGGAGAAACCGGCGGACAAGAAGGTCGATGAGGACAAGCCACCGGTCAAAGCCGAAGACAAAAAACCTTCCACCGAGAAACCACGCAAACGGCGACCCTTTCCTCCGCCGAACGCCGCCAATTCGACGTTTATCAGGAACTCGAAGCCTCGCAACCCGACCGTTACAAGGGCGTGACCCAGAAATACCTGAAGTCGCTCACCGACATTCAGGAATACACGAAGACCTGGGCGAAGGAGAATCCCGGCCAGAAATTCAATCCCGACGCCGAAGAACACAACGAATTCTTCGCGCGCATCGAACCCGAAGTGGACGAAGACGATTGGGTGGATGCCAAGGCCAACCTCCGCGCCAGGGACATCTCAGCCCAGGCCGTCAAACCGCTGAACGAGAAGCTTCAGAAGATGGAGCAGGACCGGGCCAGAACCGCTTTGGAACCGTTTGTGCGCCAGAAGCAGCTTGAATCGGTCGGAATGCTCCTGAATGAATTCGATCCGGAGATCGCCGCCGAACTGAACAAACCCGATGGCGCCAAGGCCCTGGCCGAGAAAGACCCGATCACGGCCGGGATCCTGAATCACACCGCCGGAGTCCTGTTTGCCTTGAGCGCTGAAGTTGTCCGGCTCCACGACCCGGGCGCCGGTGTAGAGTTCGACGGTCGCAACGGCGCTCACAAGGAGATCGCCGATTTCATCTTGGAACAAGAGCAACGCATCGCCCGGATGCCCGCCGAAGATCGCGCGCGCGACGGGAAACGCTTCATCGGCCGGCTGGCATACCGGAATCTGCAACCAGACGAAAAGGCCGGCTACTGGTTCCTCGACCAGGACGACATCATCAATTTGCTCGCGCAGAAATACGCGCATCAGGCCAAAAAAATCAGAGACTCAGAGGTCGAAAAGTTCAATGCAACGGCTGAACGGCTCGGTTACAAGAAGATCGACGCGACCAAAACGGCTCCTGGCAAAGATGATAAGAAGCCAGTTCAACCCGCGAAACCAAAGGAAACCGTCGTTTCCCCGGAAGCCACGTCAAAAGCCAGCGTGAAAACAGCGACCGGAACCGATGGTAAACCGGCCCCAGGCGAAGCAGATGTCATTTTGGGTCGGCTCTTCCAAACCGTAAGGTCATAAGGCCAAATCGTTGCGGCAATGATGCCGTCGATTTGCTCCTGATGACCCTATGGCAATCGCGGCAAACATTTTCTCAACCTCGACCGGTGGGCGTTGTCTCCCGGCAATCGGAACATCCCTGTCCTCCTGCGGAACACTGACCAAGTGCTCAATCGTTACCGCGACCCCTTCTGCCCTTGCCACCATCTTCACCGATGGCGAAGGGAACTTCCGCGACATGAGTTCGCTGCTCGCTACCCAGCTCGAACTCAAGATGTGCGGTTCGAGGGTCAACGGCCTCTACGACTTGCTCATGGCCAACGCCAAGCCGATGGGCAAGCTGGTCTCCAAGCAGGCCATCCGCGGTTCTTATGACGAAATCCAGCCGTTCATTCTGGCCAGCCAGAAATCCATCATCAACGCCGAGTACTGGGAGGTCGTCAATTCGATCGGCAACACCACGACGGCCACCTTCTTCGTCATCAACCGCAACAACATCGAGCTGGACCCGCAATGGTTCGTTGTTGGCAACTACGTCTATATCGCCTCGCGCACCGCTGGCGGTTCCTCGGCCCGTACCGCATGGGAAGTCACTCAATGCGTTGCCACCACAAACTCCGGTCTCAATGTCCTGGCCATCACTTGCACCGGGCGCAGCGGCGCTTCCTACAACGCCATCAATACCACGGCCCTGCCGACCCGCGGCGTCCTGGTCCGTGGCACAAACAACATCAACGATTTCGAGCAATGGTGCCATAACCGGCCGGCGCTCAACCCGAACAAGCGCGTGCCGTTCTGGATCCAAACCTCCCGCTTCACGCTCTGTTCCGACCAGCTTTATGAGGAAACTTTCGCCCGCCTCGTCAAGAACAACGAATACTTCCGCATCTTCGGCGACGTCCCTCTGGCTGAACGGAACCGTCAACTGGGTGAAATCGCCCAACGCGAATGGCTCAATTCCTTCTTCTGGAATCCGCGCCTCAACTCCAACCAAACCCTTCAGCTTTACCGTTCGCTTCCTCAAATCTCCACCTATGCCAGTGGCGATCTCTATCTCCCAGGCTCCGAAGGCAGGTGCGTAGGGTTTCGCGCCAATGCGATTGGGGTGTACGAACAACTTTTGGAGTGTGGCAGGGTGTTCGATTTGCAGGGGCAGACGCTCAACATCCTTGAATTCCTAGACCAGATTTATCAATTGGTCCGAAACCGCGATGCGATGGGGTCCAGTATGGATACCCACAGCATCGACATCCTCACCGACACAACGACCGCCTACTTGTTCGAGCTGGCGATGATGGATTATTACCGTAGCCAGTACGGCAGCGACACGATCCGAGTGAACGTTGAACCTGGTTCGATGGATCAGCTTGGGTTCAAGTGGAACAGCTACAAGCTCTTATGGCCGGCTGGTGTCACCTTGAACCTGGTCTCGCACTTTTTCTTTGATGATCTGGCATCTGCCTCCACTACCGCTGGCATGGAGGGGTCTGGACGCTTCTTATGGATACTCGATTGGCCAGGAGTCTGGCCGGGAATCGTGGCATCGAACAGGAAACAGTTCACCAGCGGCGCGCTCGCGGACTTGGCGCGCATCGACGAATCATTCGCGTGCGTCATGGAACGCCCAACGAGCACGGTGACGCTCAACTCAACGACGTGGACTGCGGTAGTAGAATGCCCGGCCAACAATTTGGTGATCGAGAACTTTGCGAGCATCAAGCCTGGAACTACTGCCAAGGTTGGAGTGTATTCTGACCTGTATCAAACCTACTGATTTGGCGCTTGCGCCGACACGAGCCGGGCTTCGCGCCCGGCTTTTTTGTGAAGATAAAGCTTGATCCAATTTCGCTTTTGGTTATCGTGTGGCCAATGACGCTATGCGAAGGAAAAACCCCCATGCAGTTGCTCTTGGAAGGCTCGGTGGGAAAGTCGGAGGACTCTCAAGGTCGGCCAAAAAACTCCGAGCCGTCAGGCGAAACGGGAAGCTCGGAGGACGCCCAAAAAAGAAGGCTGCTAACCGCAGCGCGCCAAAAACGATGGCGCCAGAAACATAAGGAATCCGTCAAGCGGCAGAAGCGAAGGTACTATTGGCGTCACCGGGAACGAATGATTCGCAATCGGAAAGAGAGATACTTTAAGGAACACGGGCCTCGCAAAAAAATACACGGGCGAACGATTTCCGAGAAAATAGAACGGAAATCAGCCTATGACGCTCAGCGCATCGCCGCATTACTGAGCAATCCGGAAACTGCCGAAGAATACCGCGCCAAGAAAAAAGCATACATGGCGAGATGGATGGAAGGTTTGAAATCGGACCCGGAGCGCCTTGCGGAATTCAACAAAAAGATTCGCACTCGACGACGGCTGCGATTTCGGACAAATCCAGAATTGCGAGTGAAGTCAAGAGCGGCAACGCGAGCATGGCAAGATGCGAACCGGGATCGCGTGATGCAATACCAGACCAACCGCTACAGGAATAACCCGCAAGTCAATCTGGCGGTCAGAGCGAGGAATGGCGTTCGTCGAGCGTTGCGATACGGAGGGATTAAAAGGCCGTGCAGGACGATTGAGCTTCTAGGTTGCTCGTGGGGTGATTTTGTAGCCCACACCGAACGATTGTTCCTGCCCGGCATGACGTGGGACAACATGCACCTTTGGGAGATCGACCACGTCAAAGCGCTTTCAAAGTGGAATTTAACTGATCCGGTGCAGTTGGCGGCTGCTTGCAATTTTCGCAACCTGGCTCCGCTTTGGGCGGAAGACAATGCGCGAAAAGGCAACCGCGACCCGATCTCACAACCCGCTTGCGTCCCCGCGTCCGAACCTGCACTCTCGACGCCATGAAAGCATTTTGGCTCAAAGAGTTGGTCAATCAAAAATTGTTCCTCCCCAACGGCGCGCCTGTGCCATTCGAGGACGTGGGCGGAAGCTACGGAATTCTGGCCAGTGAAGACCCTTACATCCAACAGGAGATGGCCAAGGCGATCAAGACGCACACGGGCGGCGTCATCCCCCTCACTGAGGCCGAGTATAATTCATGGCTGGCACAAAAAAAAATCTCTCAGTCCTCTTTGGGATCATCGCCAGTGCGGGACAGGGAGAGTCTGGGGCCAATCCCGTTTCAACAACTTCAGGCCATTCGTGCTGCGGGCGCAGCCGCCGTCGGTAGCACAGTGGTTCCAGGTCCGAACGTGATTTCTTCTCCGAACCAGGCGCAGCAGCAGGCGGGGCAGCAACGCGTCGAACCTTTGAGCATTCCCTCAGAGTTCAGCAAGCCGCGGGTAGGTAAAATTCCTAGGGCACCGAGTCCGCCAGCGCCGTCCGGGCCGTCACCTTTGCCATGAGAATGACCAGAGACGTCGCATGATGGTTACCTTCCAGCAGTTCAAACGCGATATTTTCACGCTCGTTTTCCCGGATGGAATGGCGGAACACAGAGTACCTCTGTTCCGCAATTTTGTGGTTAACTCTCTCATCCAGATGCAAACCTTTTGCGAGAGCTACCAACTCACAAACGTTAATTTCTACGACAAGGACCAATGTTGGGAGGATTGCGGCTTGTCCATTGTTCAAGGTTGTCGAGGGCAACAGGGCGCGGTTTACGCGTTCGACCCATCGTGCCGATGCCAACGATATTTTTACGAGGCGGTCTCGCTGGAAAAGATGGCGTGCCTCTACGAGCGATGCCGGTGCGCGCAATCGACCGCCTGCTGCGGACAGTCAACCTCGTTGAGCGTATCGCCGTACACGCAGAATCCGGTTTACTGCGGTGACTACGTTGGCGGCAATGATGGATGCTCGCCGCCTCGTCTGGAAGCGCAACCAGAAGACCCTTGCTCATTCAAATTGTCGGAACGTTATTTCGCTGTTGGTCCAGGAAACAAAATCTGGCTTTACCCGCGGTGGCCGTGCAGTTGGATTCTTGGCGTCCACTTCAAAGCCATCCGCCGTTCCTACCTCGACAACGATTACGTGTTGGACGATGACGATTTGAAGGATGCTGTCGCCTGCTACGTGGAGAGTGAAGTGGCGCGGCGGGTGGACAAGGACCAGGCGACTGCTGACAAGCTTTACGCCGATTACCGGATGAAGGCGGGCGACATCATCTTTCGCGAGGAACAGGACTTGAAACCGCGCGCAACGAGGATTTGCATTGAAGGACTAGACCTGTCCGAGTTGGTGCAGATTTACCCGGACAACCCGTATCCGACTCAGGTTGGCCAGGTGTGCGCCGAAGAAACAGGTGTGGCGACGGTGGAGACTTTCCTGAACGCTGCGCAGACGTTCGTTGCTGAATGCGCTGAAGGGAACACCGGCGAACCGATTGAAGTGACGATTGCTGCCGGGGCGTATAGCTCGCTGGTGTCGCAGGAAGACGCGAACGCATTGGCTCTTGCAGCGGCGACCGAACAGGCGCAGGCCGCTTTGGAATGCACGCCAGTCGTTTCGACGCCGGTTCTGCTCCTTGGAACCGCATCTGCGACCGACAACATCCTGGTGAATTGGACGCAGGGGATCGAGCCGGGTACGAGCGAAGTCTGGAAAAGCATCAACGGCGGGGCTTACGCGCTGCTCTCCACGGTTGACGGGTCGCTTCTGCAATATGCCAATGCGGGATCGGCAATCCCAGGCGGCGCGGTCTGGTGCTATAAGGTGCGCGGGATCAACGGAGCGACCGAGGGCGACTTTTCAAACATCGGTTGCGCGGTGCGGGATTACGTCATACTCGGCACAACCGCGAGTCAACCGACCTACATGCTGGCTTTCGGCGATATTTACTGCGACGACAATCTCAACGTCACGTCGCTGAGTTACCCCGGGTTGCTCCGGATTTACGGGGCGCTCGATCTCGACAACACGTTACGTCTGCAAGCGCTCAATCTGAACAGCTTGATCTCAATCGGCGGGGCGTTTGGAATGGCTTCAAGCGGCTCGTCTTCCGGCACTCCATTGGCGGTGCTCAGTTTGCCGGCCTTGGTGTCGATCGGCGCCGATTTCACTCTCACGTTTGCTGAAATCACCACGCTAACCCTGCCGGTGTTGGTTTCCGTCACTGGTGACATCCTCTGCGATGACTGCCCGAACTTGGTCACGGTCTCAATGCCAAACTTCGTAATGAGTAACGGCAGGACATACGCCTTCGATAACTGCAAGCTGAACGCGGCATCGGTCAACCACATTTTGGCCAGAGCCAGGGCGAGTCCCGGGCTTACAACCGCGCAGCTTTATCTGGATTCTGGAACGAACGCGGCCCCTTCGGGCCAGGGGATCGCCGACAAGGCCGCGTTGATCCTCGCCGGGAACACTGTGACGAGTAACTGAACATGCCGGCCCCAATTCGCCCATCCGAAATCTGCGCCCTTGTACCCAGCGGGACTTCGAGTCTCTGCGATCGGATGCTCAAGGTGTTCCTTCAGCTTCCACGCAAATTCTGCGATCTTGCATCCTATCTCTTCAACGAGGATGGCACGTTGACCGAGGCGTTCATCCGGGAAGTTGCCGTTCTTCCGGTTGGGATGATCGTGCCGCAAGCCACGACCGTTGTTCCAAACGGCTGGTTGCTTTGCGACGGACGGGAAGTCTCACGCGCCACTTACCCGCAACTGTTCGCCGCACTCGGCACGACCTATGGCAATGGCGATGGCAGCACATCATTCAATCTTCCTGACTACCGCGGACGTTTTCTCCTGGGCAAGAGCAGCACGCGCAGCATTGGCGACACGGGCGGGGAAGAGACACATCTGTTGACCGGGGCCGAGAGCGGCACAAGCGCGCACACGCACACCGTCTCGCAAATTCGTTGGAGCGCTACGCATGGCTTCGACAACAGTGCCGGCGGTGGCGACGGAATCACAGATGCATTCACTCCGGTAACAGACCCATCGGTTGCTGCGGACGCGTTGGTGCCGCACGCAACCATGCCGCCGTTCGCGGTCGTGTGCTGGATCATAAAGTACTGATTTGGTTTGAAGCGGAATGCTGGCGGCGTAGAATCAGCCATGCCAATAAACGGACAAGTGCCGAACGCGAAGGAGGCGGTACGAAATGCCGTCTAGTTTCAAGTTGGTTCCGGTCTCCCCTCTTACAGGAATTTTTGACCAGAGAAGTTTGGCAGATCAGACCGGGGCCGGTTCATTCAGACTGGTTCGTAATTTTTCAACGCGATCCATAGGAAAAAGATGCCGCAGAGGTGGCTGGGTCAAGCTGCTGGACGGCGTCAACGCCAGTTACAACAACGAAGACCTCCACGACTCATTACTTGGCCTCCAAGAATACTACGTCGGCTACTCAGCCTTCCTCACCGGCGGGGGCGCGTTCGACCATTATTTCTACGATCTCTACTGGCCATCAGGAATGGTCGGAGCATACAACCTGACGCCGGGCAGCGGTCTGTTCTGTGGTTACGCATACGATTCTGGTCTGCCAATTGGTCCAAGGACAAACGAGTGTTTCGCTTACGACCTGTTCATCGGTTATCCGTATCACGCCGGGCAAACGCCTTGGAACGCCTGCACGGTCATGGGCGAAGCGTCGTATCAGGGCAGTTACTACAGCGTCGCCTGCAACCAAACGGCCGATGGCGAGTTCCAGCAAGGCTACGGATACGGGCAGGTGTACGGTGCCTACGATGCAGTCTTCGGATACGAGTACTTGTATTGTGGTGAGAACCCGCTTGTGCGCGGAGGTTGCCGTGAGGCCATCACTTACCTGGCAGAGTTCAGGAGTCCGCGCAACTTCCGAAAGCTCATCGCGGGAACAAAGAGCAGGCTCTACTCACTGAACGAGCGCACGGGCAACTGGCGGATCCTTGCGGATGGTCTTGGAGGAACAGTTGACACGACGCTCGATTGCACCGGCTGTTCGCAGCGGCGCTTCCTCTCCGCGCAGATGGACAACATCCTTGTCCTTTCGAACGATTTTGACCAGCCGCTCTGGTGGTATTTCGATGATTCACCGCAACCCGGCGACGGCTCCAACTGCGACCTTTGGAGCGCGCGACCGATTCCAGATTTGCAAGATTTGAACATCACCAAAGTCGGGTGCCTTGCCCAGTTCAAGGGGTTCATGTTTTTGGCCGACGTTGAACAGGACGGTTCTTACTACCCGCACCGCGTCATCTGGTCCGATTACAAAAACCCGATCTCGTTCATTCCGACAAACGATTCACTGGCCGGATTTCAGGACATCGGAAGTGGCGAACGGATTCTGCGTTTGGAAGTCCTTGGAGATTATCTCTACTGCTTCTCCGATCAGGCGATTCATCGTGGATCGCTGGTTTCTTCCGGTGAAGTCTTCAACTTCGAGACGATCTATCGCGGGCCGGATTCTCTCAAATACAAGTTCTCACTGGTGAACACCGGGGACGAAATCTTCTATTTGTCCGAAGACAAGATCATGCTGATGACGTTGGCCGACGCCTCACCGATCGAAGTAGGTTGGATGCGGGCGACGTCACCGGTCATCTTCGCCGGCATCGACGAATTTGAAACGTCGTATGCCGCTCTCAACAACGACGCCTGCGACCTGGTCACGGGCGGTTACAACAGCGTTTTGAAAGAACTCTGGTGGTCCTGGCCGACGGGTGATGCGACGTGCCCAACCGTTTCGCTGGTGTTCAATCTGACGCGCGGGCAGGAAGCGGCGGACCTTGTCGATCACGGCTTCTCCGCCTTCTGCGTTTACGAATCCGACCGGCTGCCGACTGTGGCGGATTGGCTTGAAGAACTTGGCGTCTGCGACCGTAGCGAACTTCCGCCGACCGTAAAGGAGGGCGAACCGACTGAGAGCGATGTTGTGGCGACGGGCGAACCGACGAGCATTTGGAACGAGACCGAGAATCCCGACCTGCCGGCTGATGCGAATTCGTTGTGCGCGGCTTTGGCGAACAAATACCCGGAAGACTTCTGCCAGTCGTGCAGCGGGACGAAACGATTCGTGATGGCCAGCGCGACGGATCGGACGTTGAAGGAGTATCGCGATGACGTGTTTTACAGGGAACGATTGGACGGCAACGTGTACGTCTTCGATGGTTTCGATTCCATCATCGAGTCAGGGTCCGAGAGCCTTCGGATTGACCAGGAGAAAAATGTCAAAGGTCTCAAAGTAGAATTCAAGGCGGCGGCTCAAACGACTCCGAACACGCTCTACGGCTGGCTCGGCTTCGGCGCCGAAGCGAGTTGCATGAGCTTCAAAAATTTGAGGAACGTCGCTCCGGACGGAATAATTGAAGCCGGTGTCCCGCTCCGGTGCCTCTCGGACTTTGATGCTGCCCAGCACGCGGCAAATCAAACGAGGCCGGGTGTTCCTGGGTACTTTAATGCAAGTCTAAGAGGCAGATTCTTAGCGTACCGATTGGTCGTGCGTGGAACAGGCGGCGCCTTCTGCATTTCGAGCGTGCAAATGAACGTCGCGAAGGCAGAAAATTAAACGCCATGCCCGACAACAAACACAAACTGTTGCTGACGGCGAAGAAGGCGTCCACCGCCCCGGTCGCGTCTCCGGTCGTCTCTGCTCCTGCAACCCGCCAGCGAATTGTTTTCGAGCAAGGCGTCGAACCGACAGCCGCGCTTCCAGGCGATGTCTGGGTGGAATCCCTTGCGCTTCCTGAGCGGACGGTATTCACTCAGGCAACAGCGCCCACAGAAGCGGTCGCGGGGGACGTGTGGGTAACTCCTTAAAACTATGCCTGACGTAAAGCTCAAATTACCGAACGGACAGTGGGTCTCTCTGATTGGACCAGGCGGGGCAACCGGATCGGCTGGCAGTGCCGGCGGTACTGGCGCGACTGGCGCTGAGGGGCAGGCTGGCCAAGATGGTGCGGCTGGTGCGGCCGGAAGTACCGGCGCCCAAGGTCCGCAGGGCGATGCCGGAGCAGCCGGGCGATCAATAGTCGTGTTCGACCAACCCACCGAACCTGGCGCGGCCTTGGCTGGAGACATCTGGATCGTTCCTTAGCCCATGCCGGACGTCAAGCTCAAGCGTCCCGACGGCACATGGGTTTCCTTGGTCGGTCCACAGGGGGGCGCTGGAATTCAAGGCATTCAGGGGCCGGCTGGTCCAGCACTGGTTTCCGCCAGCGCGAACCTCGTTGCCAATGTCACCATGAT